TAATCCTAACGACATATTATTATCTTTTTTATATGGTATTAAACATACAGAGGGATCAATTGAAGCCTGTATAGTCCCAGTTCTTACTATAGTATTATCTGGATGATAATCTAAATATATTGCTGGTTGGGGTTCACCCGATTCTATTACAAATATTCCTAAATGTTGAACTAAACAAAATAAATGACCTAAAGTTATATAAGTAGCTTTAACTTTTTCTTTAAATATAAATCCACTTTCTTCATAAGTTAATGTTGAAGCAAACCCATCATAAAAACTATCTGGAACTCTTGATAAACCAAAATTACCACCACTAGGATCTATTTTATGAATTGTTTGGGAGGCATTACCAAATCTAGAAAAATTATTATTATATCTTACAGCACCTCCACCTCCAAAACTTAAACTTTTGTAATTACTATTTGAATATATTTGGTTTAGTACATTTCCATAACTAGGTTTAGTATAGTATCCTTTTATTCCACCTGGGGATATTTCGGCTAGTGCATTACCTATTTTACCCCAAAATGAAGTATAAGTATCAAACATAGTACTACCACCTACTTTTTTAATTTCACCTAAAGGTATAGGTTGTACTAATCCCCTTACTGGTTTTTTCTTTACTTTAGCTACTGCTGCATTATTTAAAACATTTCTTATACCAATTAATCCATTTAATAAATCTGAAGTATATTTTTTAGGATCAGTGTCGGGAGTAGCATCTGTATCTTTTCCACCAAAATTAGAAATAGATTTGAGGGAATCCGCCATGGCACCAGCCCCCATAACTTTTATTTTACAGGTATAACTACCGTCTGGGTTAGAATTGTAATCAAAGTTATATACTCTACCTATTAGGGCTTCATAATTACCATCATATTTATCTTTTACTCTTGATATTTCGGGTAATAATCCTTCATTTAATCCTGTAGGGTTTGTAAATTGGAAGAAATCAATAGGTCTTATAGTATTAGTTTGTATATTTCCACTATTATCAACATATGGTGCATGTCCCCATTCTATAAAAACATGAACACCTAAACTCATATATAACTTACTAATAATCTCTAATTGAGTTAAATCATAAGCTTGTATAGTTATTTCAGCTTGTAATAATGTTTGCCATCTACCTCCTGTGCCTACACTTATATCACTAATATTGGGCATGGGTCTAAAACCTAATTCATTAGTACGAATATAGGATTCACTAAAAGTATCTCTTAAATTAATTTCTCCATTACCTGCATTTCTAACTGTACCTCCCTGTAAAATAGTATTTTTAGCTAGGGAATCGGAATTATTAATTAAAGCTCCAGAGGTTACTCTATACCAACCAGTTCTATTGGTCAACCAAAGTATATCCTTGGCAGTTCTATTATTTTTTTGAGTTATTTTGTTACGTTCCTTTAATTGTGTCTGAACATATGAAGGAAATTCAGATCCAATCGTGTTTTTAAATGTAGCCATAACCTTATCTGTTTTTATTTAGACTCTCAAATTCATCCAAAGCTGCGTTTACATTATTAGGTATTCTTAATTGAAATCCTAGAGGTGGAAAAACCGAATCTCTATCTAAATCATTAGCCATAGCTATAACCCACCATAAAGTAGGATCACCATAAAAATCTTGGGCTAATAAATCCATTCTATCCTGATCTCTAGATATAATATAAAAATCCTCATTGGATAAATTAACAGAAGGGTATATAGTTTGTAAGTATCCTATTTTACCACTTAGTGTCTTTTGTGTTTGTATGTCTTCGTATCGTCTAGCCATTATGTAGAAAATCCATCTAAATCTAATGAAGCATTAATGTCTCCCCCAGTTGGAAATGAAAAAGGAGGGGTTACTTCTGAATACATATTAGTCATTAAAATATTACTTTCTAATGTAGGTAACTTATTTAATATAGGTTTAAAACTAGCAGCTACATCAATTATTTGTGGTGTTTCTTTCATATCTGCACTACTACCTCCTTCAGGCTCATCAAATGCTATTTCCCAGGGGTAATTATCATCAACAGTTAAATTAAGTGATTCTAAAATACCAGGTTGTCTTACAAACAAATCACCTATTGTTAACCTAACTATATTACCTCTCATAAATCCTGTACCTGTAGCATAATCGGGATAAAGAGTAGAAAGTAAAAAATTAAGTTTTTTATATAAGGGAGCCATTTCCTGTTTTGATTGGGCAGCTATTTTAAAATTAAAACTTACTTGTCTATCAAATCCTTGATATGTATAAAAATTATCTCCTCTACCAGCATATCTTTTAGATTGCCAATCAGCACTATGATTATCGCTATACCCTGTTAAAAATGCTCTAAAATTAACACTTTTAAATGCATTACCCGTATCGTTCCCTAATACATCAAAACCAAATTTAATTAGATCTCTATTATCTCCATTTCCTATACCAGCATATTGACCACCCTGTACATCTAATAAATTAACTCTATCCTGTCCCCTACCTAGATTTTGTTGGTTAATATCTGTAGTTAGTCCAATTGGTCTAGCACCTGGATTACCTATACCAACTCTTGTAGTTTTATTTATATTAGTTTTAGTATAATCTCTTTTATTTACTGTTTGTTTATCATCTACATCTTGTCTAAAATCATTAATAGTAATAGTGCTAGGGGTTCTATCACCCATTTTCATTAATTGATCATAACGAGATGTATTAGGTGATTTTAGTAAACTCCCTGATGTGGTTCTTATTGAACCTGAAATTTGTTGATCTAAATTACTTATAACAGATTGATCATCACCAAAATTTTCTACACCAGAATCAAATTTAACTGTAGTTTCAGAATTAGCAAAATCGGATAAACCTAAAAGATTTTGGTAGTTTATTCCTTCTCCTACTATAGGTACTCCTTGTACTTCATCTCCTTTAAAATTAATAGTAGGTAAACCCCTAAAAGTAGGAGCATCTTGAGTATTAATTATAGCTCCTAAATTATCTGTGGCTCTTCTAATTAAAGTAGTACCAATACCATATAAGGAATTTGGACCACCATCATAATTTATTAATTCTATGGAATCCCTAATAGTAGAGATACCCGTGTTAACAACAGTACGATTAAAAGGTTCAAAATCTTTTTCGGGTTCAGGAAGTATTTTTAAATTATATAAAGAAACTAATCTATTTTCATTAGTAGGTTTATGAGCTACTATCCTACCATATAAATCTTCTTGTTCAGTTAAACTAAAAATATCAGAACCCGCATTTGGTAGGTGAAATCCTGTACCTACACTAGCTATTTGTTCAATCATATTTCTACTACCTAATCCTGTATTTCCTATAGGAAAAATTCTAGTATTAGAATCTCCGGCTTCTCTACCGGTTTCTATTTTTGGATTAGATCTTAGTAATGATTTGTATTTATCTGTAAAGGCTTTACCTTGGGGATAGTAAAGAAAAAATCTATCTATTCTCGTAAAGTCTTCTCTTGAGGCAATTTCTTCATATGAACCACCTCTAATTGGGAAATCTAAACTTAATGCTTGGGTTGTTAAATCGTAGTACTGACCTATAGGGGCATCATCTAAACTTGGTATAGGTCTTTTAATAAAAGGTTGACCAGAAAATCCCCCACCGGATATATCTTTGGAATAAATGTTTTTAGTAAATTGTGTTCCAAAAACACCGGTCTTAGGATTAAATTCCTTTTGATACCTTTGTTTTAAAGTAATAGCCACTTATTATCTCTCTAAACCTTGAATAGTTTGTGATGCACCGGTAGTATCAGCTAAACCTCTTAAATCATTAGAAAGAGCTTCATATTGATAAGGATTATCAGGAGTATAAGGTTGTTGAAATTCAGTAGTGTTAATTGTTTTGCCCTGATTCATTGATAAATCAGAAGGTCTTTCTCCTACAGCAAAATATCTATCACTATTTAATGATACTTTAGGCGAACCATCACTTGAAAAACCGGCTTGTGCTGGTGATTCAAAGTGCAATTTAGAATTTTTTAATGACGTTTGATCATTTTTTTGATAAGCTTCATATTCACTTACAGTTGTATTTGGCTCACCATTTTTAAATCTAATTTGCCTACCATTATTAGGTGGGTTATTGTATATATCTAATATGCTCATAATATAGGGTTTGGATATAAATATTAAACTCCAGGAAGAGTATTAAGTACCATTGGGGTTTGTAAACGTGATGAAACTTTATCACCATCTAAATTAACAGTTAAATTTGCTCTAGAAGTGCCCTTTTCGGCTCCTCTAGCTATTGCATCAGCTAATCTATCATAATCTATTTGTACTGTACCAGGTGTTTGCCTATCTCCTCTATTACCCATTAATGATGTGCCTGCTACTACTGAATCTTTGTTATTTAAAGCAAAAGCACCTTCAGGAGCTAATAAAGTTCTAGTACCATACCCAGTTGATCCTGGGGAAAATAAATCATTAGCATCTTTAGCACTTCCTATCATGGATTTAATTAGTGCCGTTCCTGCTGCCACTGCCGCAAGAATACCAATAGCACCCAATCCTAATGTTAATGCACTAGCTGAGGTTAATGCTGCAATAGCTCTACCTGTTTCAATACCTAATAAAGCTGCTGCTTTAGGTATCATACCTACAAAGGCTACTAATGCACTACCTAAAGATTTAGCAAAACTCATTGTAGTAACTACTCCTATAGCTACCATTAATCCTTTTAAAACAACTGCATTGGATATAAGACTAGCAAAAGCTTCTACTGGGCCTGCTAATAGCTCAGTCATTTTTTCAATAGATTTATTTATACTTTGTTGAATAGTTAAACGTTTGGCATCTTCTATATTCATACCAGTTCTAGCAGCTGCTTCTTGTGCTGTAGCTCCCGCTATTATTTCTTGTTCAAATAACATTTGCGACATTTGATCCCTACTCATGTTTAGGGATTTAGCTATAGCTTCTTGTTCTATTCTAGTTCCAGTTGCAAATGTATCTAAAACTTCTTGATTATTAGCAATTTCTCTAGTTACACCTTCTATATCATTAGTTAATGCAAAAAATCTTGCTCTTTCTAAATTTAATTGCTTTCCCGTAATAACTTCTGCTTCAAATTCCGATGCTAAAGATGATTCTATATCTAAAAGTCCTTGGGCTATATTATCAACTTGTTGTAAATTTAATCCAAGTAATTTAGCTTGATTAGCAGCATTACCTAGCGCTTTTACATTACCCCTAAAAGACATAGCTATTCCAGGTGTAACTTTTCCTATATCCTGTAAAATTTTCTTTTGGGAAACTAAACCATTACCTCCCTCATATATGCCAGCTGCTGCCTCCTTTAAATTTCCACCCGAAGCTTGAGCAAAAAATGCTAAATTATTTGCTTCTTCTGCTGATAGACCTAATAATTCTCTTAATTCGGATGCTTCCTGTATGTTAATACTATCAAAGGCCGCATTTGCATTTAAGCCAAATTGATCTGTTAAACCTACTAAAGTTTTTAATTGATCAGTAGTACTAATTAAAGATGTATTTAATGCATTAAAATTAGTAGCGGATTCACCTGTAAGTCTTACAAATTCAGTTTGTACTTTATTTATTTCAAGTACTCTAGATAAAATAGCTCCAATTGCTAATTGGGTTATATTAGTTGCACTAGCTGATTCTTTTAAATTTACAGCAAATTTTTTAGAAAATGTTCCTAAAGCATTAAAACTTTTTTCTGCTTCTTCTCCTTCGTCTGCTGCTTTTTGAGCTGCTTTTTGGGTTTCTTCTAAAGCATCAGCTATTCCCAAAGCGGGTAATCCTGCCTTTTGTAAGGCTTTATCTAATCCAGCGGCAATTTTAGGGGCAAATCCTAATTCTTTATTTACTTCTTTTTGTTTATTTTGTATTTCACCTATTGATTTACCTACACCTCTAGTAGCTGCTAATTCTTCACGTAACTGTTGTTTTCGTTTACTACCAAATTCTGCTTCCTGGTATAAAGTTTTAAGGATATCCTCTTCCCTTTTATTTTTTAGTTTTAAATTTTCTAATTGTTTTTGGGTAAGAGTATTCTCTCCTTGTCTAACTTCTAAAGCTTGTCTAGCTATATTACTTACTTTATTTAGACTTTTAATTCTATCCTGGGTAGCAGCATTACCTCCCCTTAGTTCTCTTGTAATATTTCTAAAGGCTTCCGCAGCAAAACTTAAATTATTAGATACACTATCTAAATACTTAGAAAATACAGTAATTTGTCTATTCCATTCTTGTAGAGTAATTTTTCCTGATTCTAAATCTTGTCTTACACGATTAAAAGCTTTTTGGTCTAATTCATCTAACCTATTTATTAATTGGTTAAATTCTTCATTTACCTTTTTTATCTCTTCTGGGGTGAGTGCCATAATAAATTATATCATATAAATATGGAGATAAAAAAGAGGTCCCTAAGGACCTCTTAAAATAAAAAAGTAAAAAATTAGTCGAGGGCATTCATTGGTTGTGTGTGCAACCACCCTACGTTTTTGTTTGTACCTAAGGAAAAGAACAAGGCATCCATTTGACCACCTCTCCTATTCTTACTAAAGAAGAAACATCTTCCCTGATTTACAAACTTTAAATGAGCCATACCTGTCATCATGTGTTTAAACCTGTTTGAACCGGCAAATTCACCCATTTTAGTAACCTGCTGAATTATTAAAAACGCAGTGTTAGTTTTGCTAATATTATTAGCTTTATTGTGTTTTTCTAATAGTGTTAATATTTCGGATTCGGCTTTTTTATTAGTCATTCCAGTATGGAAATCTGCAACAGCACTAACAACCTCTGCCATTGAATCTATTAAAACCACGTCCCATCCTTTAGTTAATATACTTTTTAATACTACTAATGGATCTTTTTCTACGTAATCACCCATAAATAAAATATCTAAATTACCGAATTTAGGGTATCTTTTTACATATCCGTGCATATCTATACTATTCATCTCACCAGAAATAAACAATACATCTTTATTTTTTGATTTTAGGTCAGCAAGTATATCTAACATTACAGTAGACTTACCAACTCCAGGATCACCAACTATTGCATAATTGGTACCTTTCATTAAACCACCATCAGCGGAAAATAATGGATCTACTTTACTACCTGTTGGCATTGGAATAAATAGATTATCATTGAATGATAATTCGTTCATTTTAACCGTTTCGGGTCTCCATGAACCTTTTATAAAATTTGAATTTGATTTAAAATTTGACATAACCTTTTTTACTTTTTTTTATTTATGCCATAAATATACGAAAGGTCTCCTGGGCAGCCAAATTTTTTTGTGGGAAAGTTTATTTTTTTACAGGCATAGATGCATTATAAACATTAGATGGACCTATATTAGGTTTATGAATTTCGGTAGAATTTTTAAGTTGTTTATTAGCTTTATCCTGTTCTTCTTTTTCTTTTTTATAATATTCTTCCATTTTTTTAAAAGTAAAAGTTCTTAACCAAATAGGCATATTATAAACTGTATGCCAGTCATAACCACCATTTCCATGGAAGATAATTTCATGAATTTGAGAGAATAAATTTTGCCTATATTCAGGCGTCAGGCCAAAAAAAGTTTAAATTGATGGGGACAACGACGCCCTCCTCTGCGTCTTCCCCAATGTATTTTAAATCCACATCTGGTGATATTCTTTTTATTTCCTCTCTTAGTGCTCTGGAATCCTTAGCTAGTAAGTAATTATCTACAAATTCTCTAATAGATTTTTTTTCTCTATCTCCATCTATCGAAATAATAGTATGTTTTAATCTTGTAGTTAATTCAGGATTGGAATCTTTTTTTATTTTTTTTATTCCTTCAATTTCTCTATCTATTGCCTTATCATCACCATGTGTTAATAACTTAAAAATTATTTCTACTTTAGAATGAGGTAGGGTAAAATTAAATTCATTTACTCCTCCTTCTTTTAAATCTTTTTTATCTAAATTTTTATCTTTTAATTCTGTTAAATCTATAGTAAATTCCTCTATTTTACTAGTAGTACTATTAAAACTTTTAAAACTATATTCTTTACCATACCCTAATACACGAGATGCAATTAATAAAGCATTTTTATCTCCTATTAAAATATCATTATAATTAATTTTAGATACTATTAAAGATTCCAATAACTTATCTAATACTATACCTTTGGAAATATAATTTTGGTTAGTTAAAATATCCTCCTCTTTAGCAGTCATATATTTCATCTCTATTTTACCCGAAGATAATGGGTTATCCTTAGGATATAATAATCCTTTAGATGGTAAATCGACTGTTTCTGTAGGAAATTTAAATTTTTGTTCTGTAACTTGTTTCTCCATGTTAATAACTTATTATTTTGCGGATATAAATATATAAAAAAGAAAAAGGTGTTCCAAAAGGAACACCATTTTCAAGGTATGGAGGGTTGGGGTATTTTAGAAGTTTAGGATACAGTAATCCATTGCTATGGTGATATCTAAACTAATTGGGGCATCAGCGCTCCAATCGTATTCACCAAAGTTGGCAGTTTTACAATAAGCTCCTTTAATTATCCATTGAGAAACCACGTCTCCAACGGGACCTAATATATCTAATTGTAGGTCTTTTTTATAGAAATCGGAATAACCGTCTCTTCCTGTAACACTTTCGTGTGCTAATCTAGCCCATTCCATTATAGCTTGAGCTCCAGAAGGGGTTACTGGATCATATAAACCTAGGTTCATGTCATTCCATCTGACTTTACCTTTTACCTTACGGTACACGTTAATATGATCTAATATTATTTCACCTGCTTCGAATCCCGGTGCACTAGCGTTTTTTACCAAGTATGATGGAATACCATCAATGAACATGATAAACCTATTTTGCACTTTAGGTTCAAAGGCGGTGAACATTATTTCATTGGGATCTTTTACTGCCATTTTATTTTATGTTTATTATAAATATTGCCTTTTTAAATTTCTACTCCAGTAGGTGTGATATTAAAGTCTAGAATTATAAATTCAGCCGTTCTTGTTGGTTGAATAAATATCTGTCCTACCAACTGATTTCTATCAATTACGTCAGCAGTATTATTAGTTTCATCCATTACAACTCTAAAGGCAAATATACCTTGTCTTTGTTGTACTGATTCTAAGAATGGATTTACTTGGTTTAGGAATCTACCTCTAGTGGCAGCTGTATTTTGTTCAAATAATAATCCTTCACCAATTTGTCCAACTACACGTTTTAATTCAATTAATAATCTACGAACATTTACTCTATCTAATGATGTAGCTTTAGTTTGTAGTGTTTTCTGACCAAATATTACCGGTCCTTGTCCTGGGAACGAGGCGATTGGGTTAACTTTTCCAGCATATAATTTATCTCTATCAGCAGGTGGTAATTTTCTTTCTGCTTGTATAGCACCACCTACACCACCTCTATTAAATCCTGCAGGAGCAAACCACTCAGCACCTAATCTATCGTTAGTTGCATAAACTGCTGGTATTAATGTAGAAGCAGGTACAAATACTAATTTATTAGTTTCTGGTGATAGTACTTGGACATGAGGCCAATATGTGGCTGCAAAACTTGAATCCACCGTACCAGCTGAAGTTATTGCTTGATTAATTGTAGCACCATAATTTCTAGTATCTATTACGGCAATTGCATCTCCTCTTTGAGTAACTGTATCAATTAATGTTGTTGTTGCTATAGCACCGTTTTGAACTGTAACTCCTGGTATAGTAATTACTTCAAAATCATATTCATCTTTATTTTGTAATAAAGCTATAGAAGAAGTATAATCTGCAGCGGCAACACCCTGTATTGATGCAACACTAATTTCCTCAAACATTCTTAAACGTTGTGCACCTGTTCCAAGACCAAATTTAGGTCCTTTTCCTCCTCCAAATGCTCCTCTTTCTCCTACTCCATTTACAGATCCACTACCTATTTTAGGTAATGAAGAAGTTAATGCAGCTTTGAAATTACCATCATTATCTAGATAATTTAATGTAGGGTTAGCAACTGATTTTACTCTTACAAATTGTGAATTATTAGCAAATGATCCAGTAACCTGAATGAATCTATTTCCATCACTATCTGTATCAAAATTTTGTACTTGATTACCTATTACTTTTTCAATGTAATTAGTAGAATTTGGATCTAATGATAAATCATTAAATGTTTCAAGTATGGTTTTATTTTTTCCGTTATCATCACCTCTTCTGATCAATAGGCTAAATTGACCACTTCCTGAATCTAGACTAGCAATTTCATAACGAATATTATCTCCTGTACCTCCTGCTAATGAACCACTAGTTGTAACACTACCTGAGTTATTCATTAAATCACCTTGTGAGATGGTTTCTAGTGTAAAGGATGCAGTAGTATAATCTCCTGATCCAGTTCCTAAAGCGGCTACGGATGCCGTAGCGGGTAAATAAGTACCAGATACAATTCTGGTTACTAATATTGATTCACCTCCTGCTTGAAAGTAATTAAAAGCAGCTATTGAAGTGAGATATTCATATGCGATACTTGCACTCTCAAAAGCACCACCAAATTTATTTTTATAGTCACTAAATGATGTGACTAGTGTCGGGATGTTTACAGGACCTTTTACTGTAGGACCTAAAAGTGCAGCACCTGCCGTGGTAGGACCCTGTGTTACTAGGGTTTGATCGTTCTCACGGGTTAATACTCCTGGGGATAGTAAAGTTTCAGCCATTTTTGTCTAGTTATTTTATCAATGATAAATATATAAGAAATTCTCAAAAACATTATTTGGGATACACTATCTCACCCGTTTTTAAGTCAATTTGAGCTTCTCCATATTTTTCTTTTAAATTATCTCCTAATTGTTTTTCTTCTGTTAAAATTTTTTCGTACTCCGATTCTAAATATTCTTCCTCCTTATCAAGACTTAATTTTTTTAGAGCTAATTGACCTAAATCAACAGTTATTCTATCTATACTTCTTTGAAATTCAGAAATTTGTTTTAGTTCTTCGTCTGTTACTTTTGTTTGTTTAATTGCCATAACTTAATTTATTTATTTTCTAATTTATCTATACGAGCAGACAATTCTTGAATTGTTTTAATAAGAACTGCTGTCAATTTAGTATAACTTATTCCCTCCGCACTACCATTAATACCTGTCGAAACTAATTCAGGATATACTTTTCCTACTTCTTCTGCTATTAAACCTATATCTTCTCTATTATTATCTTTCCATTTAAAATGTACAGGTCTTAATTTATATATATTATCAGATTGAGATCTTAAGGGTTTAACATATTTTTTATACCTTAAAGCTGAGGTTTCTGTAAGAGAAGTAGCATTTAATGATCCTGTTATTTGAATATCATTTGAAGTGGCAAAAAAGGATCCAGTTTGTGAAAATGGGCCTCCACCAGCTAAATCTGTTAATCCAGAACCATCTCCTACAAATGATCCACTAAATCCAGCACTTGCTGATACAGCTCCACTTACAAATAAACTACCTGTAAATGCACTACTTCCTGATACTCTTAATGCTAACGTAGAACTACCTGTTACTAATAATGATCCTGATACGGTTCCCGAACCTGTAAATGGAAAAGCACCTACTCCTGTTAATTCACTACCATCACCTTGGAATGAACCACTAAATGAACCACTACTTATACCATTAAATAAGTCTAATACTTGTACATTATTACCCATTCCATTACCGTGGACAGTACAATAATACTTTAGTGAAGCTGATGTTGCAAAGTTAACATCAAACTGTGTATAAGCACCTGCCTGACCTGGTGTACCTACTGCAGTTACTCCTGGTGTATAAGAAGTGTCATCTCTTAATCTAAATCTAAGGGGATGGTTATTATTAGAAGAATCGGATTGATCGAATCTATATACCGAACCTCTTTTTATTGAAACTGTAGGAGCCGTTACTCCATTAAAAGCATATTTATTTCCTCCATCATCTACTACAGTTACAGGTATGAAAATTGCAGTTGTAGCTCTATCAGCAACGGATGCTGATTGTATAGAACCCGAAGCAACTACACCTGTTAATAATGAACCATCACCTGTAAATGATCCACTCACTGTTCCACTAACAAATAAACTTCCAGTTAATGTTGTGCTACCTGATACTCTAAGTGCTAAAGCACTACTACCTGTTATTAATAATGAACCAGATACTTTTTGAGAACCAGTTATGTTATTACTTCCACTTTGAAATATACTTCCTGTAAAAGCACTACTTCCGGATATTCTTAATGCAGCTGTAGAACTTCCAGTTACTAATAAAGATCCAGAAACTATATTAGATCCTGTTATATGTGTACTACCACTTTGTAATAGACTTCCTGTTAATGCAGTACTACCACTAACTCTTAATGCTAACGTAGAACTACCTGTTACTAATAGTGAACCTGAAACTGTTCCTGAACCTGTAAATGGGAATCCTGCTACACCAGATAATCTTGAACCATCACCCTCGTATGAACCACTAAAATGTCCACTTGCTGTTGTAACTAATAATGTACTACCAGTAATATTTACTTTAGTTCCAGAATTGGGTTGTATTGCACCTACTTTTAAAACACTCATATATATAAATATTTACTATACATTAAAATTCCTCCATTTTTAAAAATGAACCTGCGGTTACAGTAAATGTAACTCCTTCGTCCACAGTTATTGGACCTATTAAAGAAGTGTAAGTATTTGCGGTAGTGGTAAAATCCGTATCAAAAATTACTTTATTTGTACTACCTATTGAACTAATACCAGTAAGACTAGAGCCATCACCACTATAAGAACCTGTAAATGAACCAGTAAAAGAAGAGCCTGTTACTTGATTAGTAACAAAAAGTGAAGATACGGTAGCATTTGAGCCACTAACAATAAGTTTTTTCCAACTAGGCATTATATTCTATTACGGTTGGTTACAGGATTGCCTGCCCACTTCCCCTAAGGGCCAATAATATTTGATATAAATATTAATCTATTTCCAAATACGCTTTTTGTAATTTAGAAGTTAAATTGTAGATTAATTCTATTTGATCACCTTTAAAAGTGGAATTTTTAACTAATTTTAATAAAAATTCTAAATCTTTTTTATTTAATAATAAATCTTCAGTTTCAGATTTACTATATTTTCTTGTATCCTCCTTAACTTGTAAACTATTTGCTTTAAAACCCATAAATATTTTTTTGAAAAAATTACGAATATATGTAAATTTCACCATTATCTGCTATAAACATGTTACCCCCTTTAGTATACCTACTAACAGTATCTGTAGGGTCATTATCACCGCTTCCTCCTTCTATTACATTTACAAAAAATGCATCAGGTTCAATTAAATTTTGAGTAGCATCAAATGAACTTGTAGAACCAAATCTTAAAGTATTAACATCATAAGCAAAGGCTACACCTCTACCATTAGAACCTTGTTGTACTACAAAACCTCCTTCTCCTACTGCATTTGAACCAGACGCTAATCTAATAAATCTGTCTGCAATATCCAAATCTGTTGTATTTTGGAAAGAAGCAGTACCTTGAACCGTTAAATTTCTATTAACAATAGCATCCCTTGTAATTGTTATATCCTGACCTATTGTTACATCATTAGGTAATCCTACCGTTACTGTTTGTCCTGATACAGAAGTTTCTATTTCATTATTAGTACCCGCAACATCAAATGTTTGAGAACTTAATGCTACTGTGGAAGTTCCACCAGAATCTGCATCAATAGTTAATGTAGTTGCTATTCCTGATAGACTTGATCCATCACCTTGAAATGAGCCACTAAATGAACCACTAAACTTACCATCACCCGTAGCTGCAAATGAAGCTGTTGTAGCATCATCTGCTTGTGAAGCAGTTACTGTTGGTGCTAATCCATTTGCTCTAGTAGCAACTGAAGCTGTATTAGCAGTTAAAGCTACAGAAGCAGTTTGTGCTAATACTGCTGTAGAAGCAGATGTAGCAGTTACTGTAGCGGCTAAAGCATTTGCCCTTAGGGCAACAGATGAAGTTTGTGCTAATATTGCTGTAGATGAGGAAACTGCTGTAATAGCAGTTAAATTAGAACCATCACCTTGATATGAACCTGAAAAAGAACCTGAGGCCTTTGCTACACTTAAATTATTTAGTTCAGCATTGGATCCTGAAACAATTACTTTTTTCCAACTTGGCATATCCTATAATTTGATTATATATAATAAATATTAAAGTCCAACAAAAAATTGTGATGCACTATATATTAAACCTCCATCTACGGGAGTAGCTACTCCACTATATTCAGATATTTCAAGAATACCTTCTTTATTTATTTTTAAACTACTACTAGGTGTACTAACTATGAATGGAGTTTCATTTACAGAAGAAGAAACTTCTAATTTAGCAGATGCAGATGTTAGTCCTATACCTACTCTAGCAGCATCTTTATGGATTAAAATTATAGATTCATTAGTTTTACCATCTATAAATTGTACATCTTCTGTACTGCCTACTGTTTGTAATCTAATTGAACCCGTAACATCAAAGTTGTCTGCTGTAAAGAAGATAGAACCTGATGCAGGTACTATTCTAACATTCTTAGCCATTTACTTTTGTCTTAAGTAACTCTACTTCGTCTTTTAACTCCTGAATACTTTTAATTAGTACAGATACTAATTTACTATATTTTATACCTTGTGCAGTACCGTCATCGTTTAATGTTACAAATTCTGGATATAACAATTGTACTTCTTCAGCTATTAAACCTTTATCTTCTTCATCATTATTTTTCCAAGTAAAATCTACAGGTCTTAAGTTATAAACATTACCTAATTGGCTGTCCATTTCTTCAATATCTTTTTTAAACCTTAAAGTAGAGGTTTCTGTAATAGAAGTGGCACTTAATGATCCAGTTATTTGAATGTTATTTGTAGTAGCATAAAATGATCCAGTTTCCACAAATGGACCTCCACCACCACCACCTAAACTACCTGTAGTGTAAGCTACTATTCCTGAAGATGTGTTATAAGAAAGTATAGCAGGAAGATTATTATTTTGAACAATACTAGAAGTGGCAATTAAAACACTTCCTGATAATGTTGTACTACCACTAACTGATAGACTACCTGTTAAAGATGTGCTACCACTTATTCTTAATGCTGCTGCACTACTACCAGTTAATAATAAAGAACCGGATAATAAAGTAGAACCAGTAATTTGTGTACTACCACTTTGTAATAAACTTCCTGTTAATGCAGTACTACCACTAACTCTGATGGCACTAGTTCCACTACCTGTTACTATAAGTGATCCAGATAATGTTCCA